AATCTCTGGCACAGCGATAGAATTAGCCGCTTGTGGACGTGTTAAAATAGGTTGTGCTACTGGCTGTTGAGGCACTGGTTGTGCCGTTTGTTGCTGTGGTTGAGGTACAGGTTGTGGTTGAACTAGCGCAGGTGAGGGTAAGCTAGGGCGTAATGCACCAGGCGTTACTTGCCCCGTTATTCCAGATAAAGCTATTTGGTTACTTTGGTCTTTAAGAGCAGCATTATATAACGTACCATAAGGGCTTGTGGCTTGTTGAGCCGCAAGAGCCTGCGCCGCCGCTTGTGTTGGGTCATCTGAATACTCACTAGCATCAATACCAATTTGGCCTAGTTTATTCTTAACTTGAGCAAGGCCATCTGCACCATTAGCTGCACCAGCCGCTATGAGTTGATATTTTAAAGCGTTAGCCTTAGTTGCAGCGTCCATAATAGCAGCTTGCTTTCTAAGCGCAAAATCTTGCTGCATCTGCGTTTGGTCTAACAAACTTTTACTGTTGTTTAGTATGTTATAATCTAATGGCATTATTTACCCCCAAAAATTCTTCTAAGTATTGATTGCATATCGTTGCCGCCTTGTAAAGCACCGCTATTTGTAAATGAATTACCACCCAAGATATTACCCAAAGCACCGCTATACAAATTACCCTGATTAACTGCGTTTGTAGCGTTGATATTACCGATACTATCATTAACTCCAGCAGTAGCGGCAGCACCCGTAAGCCCTGTATTAAAGCCTTGCAAACCTCTATTGTATGCAGCGTTGTAAGTATTATCTGCAAGTCCTTGGCCGTAGTCTTGCGCTTCTTTAAGAGCAGCACCACTAAAATAATCACCACCAGCATTTTGTCTGCGTGATAAAGCCTGATTGCCTTGCGCTAGGTTAAATTGATAGCCTGGGTCTTGCGTTAAATCCCCTGGTGTAAATTTAAACCCATTAGCGTAAGGAGCTAACAAAGCTTTATTTGCACCTGCCTGTTTTAGCAATGCTTGTTGTGCGCTGTTATTAGCTAGTGTGCCAATGCCTGCACTTGCTAGTGGTGCAAGATAATTTGAGAATGATGAAGATGCCACGTTGCCTCCTGTGGTAGTTGAATTGTTAAGAGCGGTTGAAACTGGTGAATAAGCAGATGATAAACTTGGTTGAGGTATAGCGTTTGAAATACCAGAGTTAAGAGCGCTAGATGAATTGTTGGCAGTATCTTTCAAGAACCCGCCTGCGTTTCCAATATCACCATAACTTGAACTACCACCACCTACAGGGGCAGAAGTTGTTGTAGCGCCCGAACCTATGCCTATAGACTTAAGAGCATCAGAGCCGCTATTAAATGCGCTTTGTAAGCCAGAACCATTATAAGCACTACTTAGGCTATCTGAAATACTATTCTTAGCACTACCTAAAGCACCTGAAGCATCATTATAAAGCGAGCTTAAACCTGTTGATTTGCCTAAATCGCCTAAAGCGCCGCTAACATTGCTACCTAGATTATTAATAGCCCCATTTATCGGGCCGCTTAAAGTATCACCAAATATTGTATCATTGCCACCAAGCGCAGAGCCACCATAACTAAGCCCAGCACTAAGCAATGATTGCCCTAAACTACCACCATGATTAAGAGTATTTGCGCCAGCATATGCCGCTGCTAATTCAGGCTGTCCAAGCGCAGTAAGTACGATAGGCGCTAGAATATTGCCGCCTGGTATTGCATCTACCAAGTGGGTAATAGGTTTCGTTACTGCTTTTATTATATGACTCATGCTACTTTCCTTATTAGTAATACATCACGTTGTTTTTTGAAGCTTGGGAGTACTCTACTAAAACCAACACGTGTCAATGCTTCAATATTCTCACATTTATTTAGTTTTGCAAAGTTATTTAATGTGGTTTCCATCAACTTTCCCCACGCTTTAAAATCTTTTCCTGCAAGCTTTATAATATTACAAACCCTACCTCTTGAACCCTCACTCACCGAAGTAATTAAGCTGCCAATCATCTTATCATCAAACACACACCAAAGCTGCGCCTCACCACTTATTAGCATGTTATAAATATCATCTAGGGTATAAATTTGGTTAGGCTTAAACGCTACAGCAAGCTGCTTACTAGCTTCAGGCCAGAATTGGTTTAAATCATCTTTTTTTATCTGTTCCATTTTCATGATTTTACATACCCTGTAATAGTTATTGGAGTAGTAATAGCAGTCCATGTTGGGCAATAAACTGTTTTTGAGCTTGCGTTAATAACACCTAAGCTTGAACTAGTGCCTGTAACTACCGAGCAAGTTGTATCTGCGCTTACTTTAAACGGCACAGGGAAGGTTGTTGTTCCAAGCACCGAGCTTGTGCTTGTAGCTGGCACTATCTTAACTGCAAAATAAGTTAAGCCCATATTTTGATAATAAACACCGCTTATTGTTGGTGTTCCTACCACGGTTAAACTAGTAAATGTAGGTGTAAAACTTGTGCCAACATCACCATTTTGAAAGCCACTAAAATACTGCACCCAACTAGGGCGGCACTTGCGCTCATCGTCAACCATAGCATCGGCTATTGGTGATTCTTGACTAGACATTAGCAGCCATCTCCTTGTTAGTAACCGCATACTCTTTATGGTAAAATCCAACAACATTATCATAGGCCGCTAGAGCTTCTTCTTTTGTAGCAAAATAGCCAAGATATTTTGTAATCTTTTTGCCATTCTCTCTATAAACTATTTGCCCCCGCCATTTACCTTCAGTTGGTGAATAATGAGCGCCCTTTGGTTTGTTGCGGCGATTCATACAGTTTTCGCTTTGGGTGCAATTTCTCAAATTAGATTTTCTGTTATCTAATTTACAGCTATTGATATGGTCACAAACCATTCTTTCAGGGGTATTCATTATTAACCTATGCATAGCTACATGCCGACCTTTAACTGAACGTCCTGCATAACTGTTAAATAAGCACCACTTCCATTGATTCAGATATTCGTAATCTTCATCATCAACTATAACAAACTGGTTTTTTGGTAATAATATTTGTTTCATAATTTTCCTATATGTTCCATTCCGCACCATTCACTGCTACTTTTATTTGCTCCGTTACTCTTAATCTAAACGTAGCTTGGAAATACGCCCCAAGCTGCCAAAACAATACCCCACGCTCATTAAATTGCCCTACTTGGCCTATAGTACCTTCATAAGTAGTGCCAAAGCTCCTACCGCCATCTTCTGATATTCTAAGCTGTGCCACAGGATTAGTTCCATTTCCTGTCACATTACCTGTTCCAGTTTCAAAAAATACCGCTAGGTTTTTAATTCTAAAGCGTACCGATTTATTAAATATATGTGTGAATATCCTATCTCTTGCAATATCTGCACCATTGTCAGAGTAGAAATTAATTGATTGCTCGTAAACATTGCCGTTTAATCTATCAAGTGCAATAATTTTACCAAACGCATAAAACAAATAACTTGTAAGTGGCTGCTCATAAGCACCGCTATCATTTAAATAAGCATCTTCAGTCCAAATACCTGTTGCAATATCTAGTACTAGCGCAGTTTCCATACCACCGCCTGTTATTGAACAATAAGTATGCCCCGCCTCTTGATACGAAATAATCCTAAATGAGCTAGGGTCTGTAGCAGCTTGAAGCCTTAATTCTATAGCGTCAGTTGAAACCCTCTTAGGGCTAAAACCATCAGCTCTATTTACAATGCCAAAGCCTTTGTCAGTTCTGCTTATCCAAAACATTGTATTATCTATTTCAGCTACAGCAAACGGAGCAAGCGCACCCACAGCTAATTGAGCCGCAGAATTTACCCTTTGGAATGGGAACGTTGCCGCCCCTGTATTGCTCCAAATTTCAATACTATTCGTACCCACAAGCCATAATTGGCCTGAAATACTTATTACACGCTGTAAGCTATCTGGGCTTGATTCAGCCGTTGCAAAGTCTAGTGCCGCCCACGTTAAACCATCATACGGCGCCGATATTTGGAAAATACCAGAGTTGAAACTCTTATTAATAATAAAATAGCCACCAATAAATGTAACTGTTACCGCACTTGGCAAGTTAGCTGTTACAACCTTAGTGAATACATTTGTAGCGTAAGTAAATATATAAAGATTTTGTTGGTCACATACCGCAAGCTGAAAGCCATTATCAGCCATTGTTACTATACCGCTATTTTGGTCTAAAGTACCACGTAGAGTAGAAGAACCATCTATTTGTTGTTCGTATAAGCCAGAACCAGATACTACAAACACACGGCCATTAGCAGGTAATATCCCGCCCCTTCCTGGGCCATTGCCTGTAGTTCCGATAAGATTTAGGCCAGGGCGTGAGATTAAACCAGCGGGACTTTTGCCGTCTTGGTCAACTATTATGCGATAGTTTACCGTCCTCTGAGCGTCCAAAGGTAATGAGTATTGCTGAGCAGAACCTCCAACTACATTAGCCTGGGACATTTAAAACCTTGTTAGTTACAATATCGTACCATTTAGCATTACTAAAATTAGGCGTAAGGCCATTAATTTGTAGATTGTTTATTTGAACAATACCTTTGCTCTCACTAGCATTTTGCCTAGCTTGGTCATCAACCTGAATAGAATAACTAGGAGCAAGTTCAAGGTATAAATTAGTTGTGATAGCTCTGCGATAACCGGGCGCAAGTGAAAGCACCGTATTAGCCGTGTAATTACCAATGTTGTCTTCAGTCCATATAACTATGCTGTATTGGTTAGTTGTTGGGATAGGAAGCACATTAGCTTTCATCAAAGGGAAAGTTTCGTTAAACCAAATACCCCAATTAGGCCATGTAGACGCTTGGCTTTTAAATGGTATTTGCGACCATTCTTGGTCATTATAACGATATAACGGGTAATCCTGTTGCTGTGCCGCTGGTAACGAAGTATTGCGAATAGTTTGGTTTATAATTGAGTTAGGGTAAGGAATGCTTAAATCCCCACCAACACCAAGTGTGTAAACCTGTTTACCAGCCACTAAAGAAAGGATATTAGCGCTTATACCATATGTAAGTAAGCCCTCAATACTCCAAGATTCCAGCATACCATTTAACTTGCGTAGCGCTTGTTGGGTCTGTTGGGCGGTAGGCTGCGCTTGATTGGCAAGAACCCCCATATCTAATAAGGTATCAGTAATGAGTGTTAATGCCGTATCTGCCATGATTCTAACCTATTTTATGATGGTCTAGCGAAGGGTTAATATATTCTGGGTTAGATACATCAAGTTTAGTTCTCCTGATGTATTCAGCCTCAGAGAGTAGAATTTTTACTTCTACCTCTGAAGCTTCTTTTTTCTTCTTCTCAGCCATAACTAAATAATTTTGTAGTTATAAACTGAAGTATCAGATGCAGTACCCGATACAGTAAAACCAGTACCAGCAGTAATAGTTTTAATTGATGGGATAGCACCAACTGTGCCGCCTACTGTTTTAAGAGTAATAACAATGCTAGAGTTCGCAGTAACTAGAGAGTTAGCTACCGTAACAGCAGAAGTGCCGTTCGCAGTAAAAGTACCACTTACAACTGAACCATCTGGTGCAGCCGTAAAGTTATTGTAGATTGGTGATGTTTGAACAACGTTTACCATAATATAGTTTCCTTATTTAAGTTAGTGGGGCAGCTTACGCCACCCCTAGATTAGTTAGCCTTGGATACGACAAGCAAGTTCTGGATAAGTAGCAGCCCAAGCGTATAGCACGTCAAAACGTGTCATGCGTTGGTTTGATTTACCATCGTAGAACTCAATCATAGAGATTGATAAGCCTGACATTTTATCTTTAACAACTGTAGCGTCAATAACACCTTGTTTAGGAGGCAGAGCCATTGGTACACAAGCAAATGTGAAAGCGTTTTTGTCATAAGCTAGTGATTGCTTAGATGTCGCAGTAGAAGCACCAGACACAACAGTTATCGCTGCGTTATCCGCAGGTGAAGCTGTTACGTTTTGGAAAGCACCACTTGGAGTAATTGAAGGGCTAATAGAGATAGTTGAGTTGCCTGAACCATCAGTAGTAGATACCGCAGTTACTACAAAGTTTTGTAGCTTACCAGTTGATTGGCGTGTTTGTGGATTTACTGTGTTTACATTAGCGATAGTGAATACATCACCAACGTTTAGTGTAGTTGTAGTAGCTGTCCAACCATCAGTAATCAAGCTTGCGCCTGTTTGGCTTGCACCGTTTACTAGTGGAGTACCGCCGTAAGTACCAGCAGTAAAGCTTTGGATAGCTGGGTCATCATAGATTTCAAACCCATAACCAGAACCCAAACGACCATTCGCATAAGCCTTATTAATAACACCTTGTGGGTTAAAGTAAGTCTTAACTGAAGTCGCTAGTGAAGCATTGGCAAATGAATCAAGAACAATTGTTCTGTCACCAGACGTTGAACCACCTTGTGAAGTGATGTAAGCACCAGCAGTTGCAAGAATTGATGCATCAGTAGGAGCAGTACCCGGTGTACCAACCACATTAGCTACTTGTTTGAACAAGCTAGTACCATCAGCTTCAATCTTAGCTGCGATAGTTGATGCAGCAGAATCAAGTACACCATCAGCCATACCAGCAGCTACAGCATCTAATGATAGTTGTAGTTGAGTTTGAGAGAATGATACGTCAACACCAAATTGGCTAAGTGTCATTGGCACTTGAGTAATTGTAGTGTTTTCAATATTCATTAGCTCACCTGTACGACCAATATAACGAGGCGGTTTGTTGATATTGATTATACCACCTTGTTTGCGTTGGGTATCAGAGATTTCGTCTTGGAAGTCGGTATTTACAGTAGTTACCATTGGCAACTTATTGCGCAAGATAGGAAGCATACGCTTCGCCATCATTGTATTAATTGGATAAGAGTTTGACATCTTAGGTATTCCTTTGATTGATTGTTTGAATTACCAACCAAAGGTTTACCCAAATGGCTGGCGCTATTTTCTCATATACTTGGCTTCAAATTCATGCTGTGGCATTTCTTCCAATTCTTCTTTAGTGAGGCTATTAACTGCTTTTGTGATAGCGGCCTTTTGTCCTACTGGATTAATTGGCGGCTTAGCTTGAGATTGCCTAACTGTAGGTTGAGGTGTTGTACCTTGAGATTTAATCCAGCTTTGAATCTGTTTAAGTGCGGCAGGTATTGCCTCTGGCTTATACATATTCAGACTTTTTAAATCGCCTGGGAAATTAACAAAGTGTGCTGCTAATTTAGCTGAATCAGGTGATGCTATAATCTCGTTCTCTAAAACTGAGCCAGCTTGAATCAAACCAGCAGTATAGAGCGCATCAACTTTATCATCAAAGTCTGGCATTTCAGTTCTAATTATATCAGCCTGTTCTTGGTAGGCTTCTATTTGTTTAGTTCTTTGAGCTTCTGATTCCTTTTTATCTCTTTCCGCTATAATTTGGGCAGCATCATACTTAGCCAAATCTCTAGCGTATGTGATAGCGTCATCATAATCTTTAATGTCAGGTTCTTTGCTTAAATCAACTTCACGCTTTGCCTCAACTTTAGGCTCAGATTGTTTAAGTCTCGCTATTTCGGCTAAAAGTTGCTTATTTTCTGCATCTTTTGTAGCCGCTTCACGTATTAAACGTTCTTTCTCAGCTTTGCGCTGTGCTGTGCGTGGATTTAAAGGTTTCGGTGTCACTTCCGCCTTTTCAGACGTGGATTCCGTTTGCTCATCAACTTTAGCCTCGCTACCGCTTGTCGGCTGCTCATCATGCGTTGATTGAATTTCTATTGAATCGTATGTCGTAGCCGCTGGTGCGGTAACAACTTCGGGTTCTTCTGACATATTATATCCTTTTTAAATGTTAGTCAAGTGGAATCTTAACCATTAAAACTCCATCGTTAGCATTATTACCATAAGCGCTTCCTGTTCAAGCAATAATTCTTCTATCTCAGCCTTATAATTGGCAAGTGCAATATTGATTATGTATTGTTCATTTAAGAGCTTTAACAGCTCGTGCTGCAAGCTTTTATCCGCAAGGCCACGTTTAAGGCGCTTAATCTCAAGCTGCTCTATCTTTAGCTCTTGAGCAACTAAGTCCTGCCTAGCTAATTCTTCTTGCCTTTGGAGTTGGTGTAGGCGCTCGGCCTTCTTATATCTCTCAACCTCATAACCATAAGGCACGTAGCTTTTTAACTTATTACCGTTAGGGTCGGGGTTTTTATGTCCATATAAAACTTGAAAGCCAGCTTGAAAACCCGCTTGAAACCCTAAAAACATACTAACCTACTGGTGCAACTACCCAGTTACCATTAGCACCTTTAACCGCAGTTTTTGGCGTACTTACAGTTTGGGTTAAGTTAACTACCGCCACGCTTTGAGCGTCAAGAGCGTTCTTAATACCGTCTAGCATTTGTGCCAACATCACAATACCTTGCGCTTGTTGCTGTAATTCAGCTTCTTTTAAGCTGTTATTAACTTGCATGTGCGTTTCACTTGGTTCTTCTGAAGGTTCTTGCTCTTGCTGGCTTTCATTATCTTGCGTCAGGCTTTGCAATGCTTCAAACTTTAACTTAGCTGTGTCAAAATCTAATTGCTGGATTTGTAGTAATGTTTTTTGGTTATCTACCAATAATTGCAATTTATCGTTCTCAGCTTTCATGGCTTCCGTTTGAGCCTTTAAAGTATCACTCTGCAACTTATTGTTACTATCAGCAATACTTGCCTGCGTTTCCAGCTGCTTACTTTTAAGCTGTTGTTCAGCCGCTGCAAGAGCTTGCGTGGTAGCCTGTAATTGGCCTTGCATTTGCTTCAAAGCATTACCCATTTGCTGCATTTGAGCCTGTACTTCAGGCGGCACATCTTTAAGATTAGGTTGGTCTTGAAGCTGTGGAGGTAATAATTTCTTGTAACGCTCTGCAATCTCTTGCGCCCCCGGCCAATCTTGCTCACGATAAACAATATCAGGCGCAACTTCCATAAGGTTAGTTGAGCCTGCAAGTTGAACCATTGCCGCTGCACCCTCTTGACGTTTAGTTGTGTATCCCGGGCCAACATCTACCATTACATCGTACGTTCCAAGCGTAAGGTCAAATATATCTTCTTCGCCTGCGTCAGTAGTTGTAACTTTGTTAATTTCTTGCGTGTAGTCAGTCTTATCTTCCTTCAATAACCTTACAACCCTTGAGCCATCATAAGTTTTCTGAATAAGGTCAAGAGCCACAATACCACTTGCTGTAAGCGCACGAGCCAAATTATCAGGGAAGTGAAACGTTGATGTTTCAGACTGCATATTCCTGCGCTGGATAGCCACGCCAGACTTCTCATTACTTACCGCACCAATGTTAGCTTGGTACTGCCCTGAAGCCTCGTTAAAACCTTCTTGCGCTATTTTCATAACTTCAACAAGAGAAGTTATATCTGCACTTTGTTGCTGTCTTTGTGGTGGCGGCGCTACTTGCCCATTAACTGTAATAGGATTGTATGGTAGCCATGCCGTGTTTTTAGTATTGGCGTTATCCCAAAACTGCGCTAGCGGCTCTGTTATCTGGCCTACAGCAGCGATATAAGGAGCAAGTGGCTGTGACGATACAGCCTGCACAATAGCGTTAGCTGCGTAATTAAACAGCTTCTGCGGTGGAATCATTGGCTCAACAGCACCAGAGTAATAAATCTTACCATCTTCGTATATAGTTTCACCAGCTACAAAAATGTAAGGAATGTATTTACCGTCCCACTCTTGTTCCTCTAATACTTCCATTGCAGTACATTTACGCCAAATAACCTTAGGAGTAATTACTACACGATAATCATAATTGTTTGGGTCACTAGGCTTTTCGCTAGTTACTTCACCGGTAATCTTATTCTTCCATAAGTCAGACTCAACATCTTTAACTTCCCAATATTCAGCACGCCTTACAGTTGTTTCAGTCGCCCAATCAGGGGCAGCATCACCAATACTTTGCAGGTCTAAGCTATCGTAGCTCTTACCTTCTTCACGGTTAAAGTCAGATTTCTTAACGTCTTCAACCTCAATTAAAAACTTCCTATCTAACTTGTCTTGTCTAGTACAAAACGGGTCATCGTAAATCTTGAATGGGTTAGGTATTTGCCCAATCTTTAGTATTTGGTCAAAACTTGTATCGTTCTCATACTCTTTAAGCCAGCGCCAATATCCCCAGCCATTTACTGTGGAATTAAACCCAGCCATATCGTATGCAACATCAGCTTGGCTTTGCGCTTGGATAGCACGCATTAAATCTTCAATAACACCAGCTACTTTTTCTTCCCCGTCCATATTAGCCACAACCTTAGTTTGCGCTTTATTCTGGCGGATTAAATTGGTTATTTGGCGAATAAACTTAGGGATTTGGTTATAGCTTTCTGTCGGCTGAATACCATTGCGGATATTGTAAATGTTATCGTCCCATTGGGATTTCCCGCCACGGTAAAACTGGATAGCTTTAAGGCCACGCTTGCGATTTTCTGCCTCGGCATCACTTGAGAGGTCAAAATTATCTAGCATACGCTGAACGGCTTTATCTTTCACAAATGAATAATCGCCCTTTGGCATACTTAACCCCAAATTTTTTGTTGATGATAACCTGGCAAGACTAAATTTGCAACAGAATTTTTCTGTAAGTTATTTCT